ATAGTCAATGTTGCCGGTGAAGTCAGCCTCTTCAGCCAAGCCACTGTCAACAACAGCCTGCAAAAATTGAGGATACTTAGATGTGTCTTGCAAAACAGCTTGCGCCATTGCACCAAGTTGAATCAAGGTATTTGGATCAATACCCTCTTCCAAGATGGACTCTTTGACCATCTGTTTTGTTTGTGCTACTTCTTGTGCTGTTGCCATGTTTGTTTCCTTTGCAGTATTCTATTTTCCAGCGAGGCTCAACGCTTACCAGCCGCCACAGCTTCCAATCTCATGACGCCGACACGCCAATCGTCCAGCAGTGCGCCAGTCACAATCATCTTCACCTGACGGCCAGAGAACCGCGCATCTGTCGGCTGTGAAGCTGAATATGGCCCATGCGTTGTCTCTGTTGACGTTGGGTACATTCGCGTCTTAAAACTGATGGCAACCTCGCCCAATGTCTGCTCATCAGGGATCACCTGACGCACCGACATGATGTTGTCACCCTGACCAATCTCAAATGGTCCAGACTCGGCATAGACATTCCCGCCGTCATACGCAAAGCCGACCTCGTGCTCGTAGATGTAGCCGTCAGACGACACCATCAGAGGATTCAAATAGACACCACGGTCAGTGCCAGCAGTGCGAGCCATGGATCCAATGTTCCAATGATTCTCGCGGTAGTTGTATGTGACGTAGGAATCAACCTCGTTGCTGGCGCTTGATGGGTAGAACCACCAGATCTCGCCATACTTGGAGTTGTGCACCGCATAAACCTTGGATGCTTGGTTGTAGTTCATGTCCTGAAACACGAAGTCAGACACATCGCAGGGCAGTGGCTTGACATAGCCATCAAATAACCAGAATCCTGATTTGCTCATCCACATGGCGGCAGTGTCAATCGCGGCCACGGCCTGCGATGAGATCAAACCGCATCCAGAGCCAGCCTTCTCAAATGAGTACACATAGGGTGCGCCAATGTAGCTGGCGGTGTGCACGTCAACGTCAGTAAACAGCAAGTTGATGCCGCGCACCTTCTTGCCAGCCTTCAAAGCTCCAACCGTCTGCAATTCAAAGTCACCAGCCTGGTTGGTGGCCGCAGCCGTCCAGACAGTGTTGTCCTCCTGATCGCACCACTTCACCATCCGAGGGTTGCTGGACGCGCCCAAAGCAAAGATGAACCTTTCGGCAGTTGACATCACCGCCGCGCAGCCTGTCGGCGCATTGGTGATGGCCGCCGCCAGAGTTGGCGTTGAGAAGCCCAACTGCCACTCGTACAGCTTGCCATCAGCGTCAGAACAGGCCACCAGATACTCGCCCCATGTGTCCAAGGACCATGTGGTGGCCGGTGTCACAGTGCCAGTGTCTGGCCGCGCAACGCCATAAGCAAAATTGCCGTAAGTGGAATAGCCATAGCCGGTCTTGATGACAGCATCGGCAACGCCAGCAGTGAAGCCTGATGGCGTGATGTCCTTCAGCGTCCCCGCCTCGTTCATGGCGTAGAGCTTGGAGTGTGTGCCTGCGGCAATCCAGCGATCCCCGCTGTTGTCCCGCCATGTAAGCAGTCCACGGCATGAGCCGGTCATTTGGCTGTTGGAACGCTTACGCCACCCGCCAATTGGGCGCAGGGTATTCTCAAACCAGCGAACAAGGTTTGCGTCATACCAACGGCCCGAAGACTGGTACTCAGTACCGTTTCGGTAGATGCCTGGTGGGATTTTGAGAGGTACGAATGCCATAGCTGAATTATGCGGTTTCTGTGGACAAATTGGACACAAAGCTCAAAGTGGCAATTACTGATGGAATGGCTGGCCTTGTCGGTGAAGTGCCTGCTGCGTAGTGCTCAATTGAGACACCGACATCTGATGGCCGCCACATGATTTGAAGATAGTCGGTGGCCGCCAAACTCACAAAGAAATTAAGCGCGGCAATCACATGGGATGGGTCGCCTGACGATTTGCGAGGAGCAAGACCAAATTTTGAGTTTGATTTGGCAATGTCAGTGCCATTCTTGCGAATCCACACGTCAACGTCTTGCGTGTCGTTGGTGGTGTTCTTGAACTGGATGCTGAATTGCAGGTTGTAGATCCCAGCCTGCGCCACATTTAGTCTTGACGAATTCGACAAGGTGACGCCATTGGTGAAGTCGGTGGTGTCAAACGTGATGGCGTAGGCCGTGGTGGTGTTGGCCGCCGTCTGGTCTGTGGAGTCTTGGAACGCGCCATAGGGGATGTTTATCCACTTCCCGCCCCTTGGGCCAAGCAACGCACCAAACAGGTTGCGCAGCTTGTTGAAGTAGACATTGAGGCCGCCATTGGTCTGTCTGAAATAGCTTTCGCTGTAAAGCACATCAGGCGTCCCCAAGTTGGGTGGCGCCGGTGTGTCGAGCTGCTGAGTCAGATTGGTTGCCATGACCTAAATTATGCGACTAGACCAGGCAAATATTGCGTCTTACCGGCAACCTTGGTGGCCGTCAGTTCTTGCTTCTTGAGGTTGTTCGGGTCATAGCTGACGTGCACCCAGCCGCTGTCTGGAATACCTGGCGTGTAGAACTCCAAAATGAGCTGTGTGTAGTCCAAGTTATCCATGATCCACTGAGCCAGATCGGCGTTGGCAACGCCAGGTATCTCAATGTCAGCCGCCATGCCCTTGCAATGGTCGCTGGTCTTGGACCCGCCGACCGCCGCATTAGACTCAGGTGCGATAAGCTGAGTTCACCTTCACGCCCTTGCCGTAATGGTCACGCACAGGCTGCAACACCTTCTCGCACAGCAGGCGCAGATTCTCTGTCGCCTCGTCATCTGGCGTGTTGTCCAGACCCATGCGCAGGGCTGTCTCTGACTTGCTGAGTTCATGCAGGCTGAAGTTGGCGGTGAGTTGTGTCATTTGATACCTTTCTGTGATTCAAGGGCTTGGTTGTACAAATCGATGCAAGCATTGAGCTTTTCAATGGCTCTATTACCCTCATCAGTCAGTTCGAAAAGAGCTTTTCCAAACGCTGGGTCAAGTTCGGCTGATGGCGCTCCTCCACTATCTCCGGCGGGAGCGGTGGGATCTGTGGCGGCTGGTACGGGGCAGGACGTTTTGACAGGAACCCGCAACTTGTAAGCGCCACTGTCAATAGCAGCATCGCGCTGTTTTGTAGCCATCTTTGCTTTTTCATTCGATACCCTCAGTGCATTTGCAGTTGTTGTTACAGCGTCAGCCAAAGCCTTCTCCTTGGCCCTGGCTTCGGTGTTGAGCCGATCTACCTCGGCCTGCTGGGCCTCTTGCTCATAGTGCTTGCCGGTGCAATATCCACCGCCAAACACAAGCACCAGCATCAGCAGGCCGCCAAGAATATCCTTCATGGTGCTGGTGGCTCATCGTTGTCAGTGGCCTCTGCCTTGGCGGTGGCTGTAGCCACAGCAGCCGACACGGCCTTGCGGCCAGCCACACCGCCCAGGACGCCAGTGCAAAGTAGCATGATGTCGTTGATCATCTTCGTATATACCTTGTCGATGGGAGCCATAGAAGACATCGGCTGGGTCACGAACGTGACCGAATAGATGAAGCTGAAACATGAACCCAACAAGATGATGGAGATCACGAAGATCACCCAAGCCCACACGCGAGCCTCAATCTCTTCAGGCGACAGACGGTTGTTTGGTTTGTATCCGATGGTTGCCATCACTTCTTCTCCTGTTCGGGTTTGATTAACTGGTCAGGGCATGTGCCTGTGGCTGTGCAGATTGGCGGCTTGCACTCGGCAAGTTCCCAATTCTTTGGGTCTTGGCAAGGGTATCTGAAGCGGTCTTCGCAGCCAGCCAGCAAGCCGCAGAGGATGCCAACGCAAACAGTCAGCGCCAGCAGTGAAAGTTCATGTCTTGTCATTTTTGCGTCTCTCCTGTTCAATTTCACGTCTCATCTTTTGGACCTTCTCTACCTCTTGTTTCACATCATGCTTGGCCTCCAAGATGTCGAGATAAAGCATTGCGCCCAATGGAAGAAGCAGAGCCACCAACACACATGCAGCGATCCAGCCCATTATGCTTTCCCCCAGCGACTCACGAGGAGAAGCCACAACCACAGGTAAAGGAGGAATAAAGAAGTCGCTGCTAGTGCCGCCAGCTTTGCTTGCAGGTTTCTTTCCTCTTGCCTGTGTAGCCATGCGTCTTGCCTCTTCTTCGCCTCCTCCTTGAGTCTAGCTTTTTCCTGTTCCTCAGAGATGACTTGGCGCATCTTGAAAACCTCGCTGTACAGAGCACCCATCTCTGGCGGTGACTGATACACCATCGTCTCCCTGATCGTCACAACCAGCCTGTCCATCTCTTGCTGTGCCATCACTCTTTTGAGGGCTGCTTCCATCAAGTTCTGATCGGGGTCATAGACTGTCAGGCTCTTCTCTTCTTCCTCCCTGATGTGCGCCGCCAACTGCTCTTGCAGTCTGAAAAACTCTGTCAGGTTTTTAACAATGTCAACTTTGACCTGTGTTTCATCGACTGCAACATAGGCTGCCTTCTTTTTCGCCAGAGGCTTTGACGATGACTGTTTTGACTTTGGCTTACTTCCAAAGAACTTGAGAAGCTGATTCCAAAATCCTTGAACCTCTTTGCCAATTGCAATGACTTCATCAGCGGTCTGCTTGATCTCAACAAAAGACTCTTTAGCTTGCTTGTACAGATCACACCCAGCTTGGATGTTCTTGACAAGGCCAGCCGCAAGAAGGCAGATACTGATTGGGTCCACATCGTTACAGCCCCAACAGCTTTTTCACGATGTCAGCAGCAACACCTGGGCCAAACAAGATGGCGGCGATGACGATGTAGAGTTGAATTTCAATCTTCTCCATGCGCTTCTTGCCTGACTCCAACTTGTCCTCAATGGCCTTGTAACGCTGATCACAGATCGCCTGATGAATGGCAAACTCTTTCTCAACTTCGCTCATCACCAAGGCACTCCAGTAGCAGTTGTTGGATTCTTCTTGGCTTCAATCTGTGCCGCCAAAGAAGCCTCAACAGCGTCCTTGTCCACACCATTAGCCCAAATCCAACTCAACACGGTTTCTTGTGTCAGGTCGGCATAGTCTACGGTGGGAGTGCCATCAGACCATGAGCAAGTGGCATAGACAGAGGCTGAATGTTCTCCATCAACTGCTGCGGCTTGCCAGTGGGCAGTGGTTACAAATCCATCAGAGGTTTGACGGTCAAGTTGGGAGATTGTCCAAGTGGTGGTCATTTTGCTTCCAGTGCTGTGATGCGGTCAGTCAGGGTGGTGATGAGTTGGCTCTGTTCTTTGATAGCGGCAACCAACAGTGGGATGACATCTGTGTATGCAACGTTTAGATACTCAGTAGTATCTTCAGACTGTGGAATCTTTGACTTACTAATCGCTTCTGGCAAAACAGCCTCAACATCTTGAGCAATAAGCAACGATCTGCGAGTTCCGTCAGCATCTGTTTTATATTTACCAATAACAGCCCGCAATGAACAAACTTTTTCAGCCGCATTTGAAATCGGCTCAATAATATCTTTTAGTCGCTCGTCAGAATAAGCAGACCACGCAGTTGCTCCATCCGCAATAGATACGCCTACGCTATCTTGATTGACGATATACAGTTTGTTACTTGTATCGATATAAGGTGCTTGCCACTTTTTACCTGCCGTAGCAGAGCTACTTCTTACACTTACAAGTTGACCTGATGAAACAACACTAATACCGCCACTGTATAACGCACTCGTAGTCCCCACCAGCAAGTTACCGCTGGAGTCGAATCGACCCACCTCTGCTTGAGCAGTGTAAAAACGTAAGACTTGGTTTGACCCGTCTAAGTAAAAACCTGAACGTCTTTGACCTGTAGTACCACCAGCCCATGAGTAAACAAAATCAGCGGCACTTGTAGCAATTTCGCCAGTTGTTCTAATGTTTCCGTTGACATCTAATTTTTGCGTTGGCGAACTCGTACCAATCCCCACATTCTGACTTGTGTCAATCGTGACAGCGGTGGTCCCAACTGTCTTCAATGTCAGTGCAGTTGAGGCATCAGTGTCGATATGACCACCAACCTTCAGCACCTTGCCAGAGCCAACATGCAGACCAACAGATGTGCCTGTGCCTGCGGCTGCGAACAACGCATCAATGCTGTCCAAGTCTGTATTGATCTTTGTTCCCCATGTGTCAGTTGATGCGCCGACTTCGGGCTTTGTGAGTAATAGATTGGTGGTGGTGGTATCTGCCATGATGAAAACTCCTATGCGGCCTCTTGCCAAGTGATTGAATTGTCTGCTAAATCGGTCCAAGTTTCTGATGAGTCTGAAACTGGCGTCCAGCTCTCAGATGAATCAGCAACTGGTGTCCAGCTTGCCGATGTGTCCGAGCCTGGCGTCCATGTCTCGCTGGTGTCTGGAATGGCTCCCCAGCCAAATCCAATCATCACACCAACAGCACAAATGGACTCGACGCCAGTTATCTCAACAGAAACAGAATTGCCAACAGTGCCAACAGATCCTGTGCCTTCGACGCCAGTGATGTCTTGAAACGAAATAACCTCTGCGCCCATCGTCCCGACAGCGCCGGTGGCGGCATTGCCTGTGATGGATGCGGTGCTTGTGACGCCAACCGAGTCAACAGCGCCAGTCGCTGCATTTCCAGAGACATCAACTGCACTGGTCGCCGTGACGCTGCCAACCGACAAGGTTGACGCATTGCCGGTGACGGCCTTGGTTGATGTCGCCAGTACAGAGCCAACAGCACAGGTAGACGCATTGCCAGAGATGGCGATGGAAACAGTCAGCCCGACTGTGCCCACATTGCCTGTGGCAATCGTTCCATCTTCTTGGATTGATCGGCTGGCGAGTAAATTGCCAACGGCAGTGGCAGACGAATTGCCGCTGATAACGACATTTCCTATGCCGTAGACGCCCCTGCCGTAATAGCCTGTGCCGTATGCAGCCATGCCGCTGCCCCTGCTTTAAGCCAGCCTGATTAGGCCAGTGCTTGCATCGTTGGTCGGCATGGTCAGGGTGAATGTCCCAGCAGTCACGGTCTGACTGCCAAATGTGTGGACGCTGACTGCCTTGTTTGATTGGGTCGAGTTGTAAATCAGGACCGCATCAAATGCTGTGGACAATGTGACAGACGAATAGCTGATGCTGGCGCTTGGCGTCACAAAAGCTGTCGTGCCACTGGTGCTGGGTGCAGTGCCAAATGTCACTGTCACGCCGCCTGCGCTGTAGCCTGTGCCTGTCACCTCACCTGTGGAGCTGTAGGCCGTGGTGGATGCGTTGACGGTGGCAGAGGCCAAGTACAAAGCAGCCTTGAATGTGTCGGCGGTGGTCGCTGCGCGAACAACACCAGTGCCGAAATTGTGGTGGCCGACAAGCAGCTCACCCTTGAAGCTGGTACAGAGGGCTTGTGTGTTAGCGATGATAGTTCCCTTCTTGGGTTATACCCAACTCAAGTAATTTGTTGACTGATCCCATCAGCAAAGACACTGCTCTTGAGAGCCATGTGAACCGAACGATGCACCATCTCACCATCAAGCCAATACTCAACCCATGTGGTTGTCTCGGTATCGTTGTCGATAGAACCCTCACGCTTTTCAAGCAGTGACTCGTCCATCTCGCCCTTGGTGGTGGTGATCATCATCCGAATGTCCTTGCACGCGCCATCAAAGCGCCGCCAGAGGTTGAACCACGGTCATCAGCGATCTGCAACTGATCTAAACCAGCCTGATACAACGATGACCACACTTGGATTCTCGCATCGTCTTGCAGGTATGGCGCAGCCTGCAACAAAGCACCATACAAATAGACGTCAGGCGCTTGTGTCAGCAGCCAGTTGGTTGCCACTGTGGATGACAACTTTGTCAACTTTGCGTAGTAGACAAGCTCTGCTGTGTATGCGCCATCAGGGATTGGCAGCAGTCGGAATTGGTTTCCAACAACCGTGAAATACAGTGGTTTTCCGCTGGACAAATAGGTTGTGTTCGACAACTGATCCATGGCGTCAATGGTCTGAAACGTCAGGTTTGTCACTGGATTGGTGTTGATCTTGATGGCCTTGGCCTCCAAGAAGTCATCAGGCACAGTGCCATATTCAGCCGCAGCCGCAAATGACGCATTGGCTCGCACAATCATCTGCCGTGTGCGAAGCTGGCGCTCGATCTGAGCCTCTGCCAGGCTGATGAAGTCGGGAATGGTGGAAGTCAAATCCTGCCGGTTGAGCCAGTCAGCCAGCGATGATTTGAGTTCGGTGTATGTCGTGAGTGCCATTAGACTGCCTCTTTTTCCATCTCTTCTTTGACGATCCAAGTGTGGTCGTGCCTGAATTCAAACGTGCCAATGTGGCCGATCTCTTTCGAGACATCATGGTCAATATACACCTTGTAGCCCAACTCTTGAGCCTTCTTACAAAAGAACACATCTTCGCCCATGTAGCCGCGAGTGCCAGTCTGCCAAGGCATGTCAAACCATGGCTCAGTCATTCCCTCAAAGACACCGCGCTTGATCATCATGACGCCTGTTCCAACAGAGCCAATCTCTTCCAACCCAGTTGACTCTGGCATGGTGTAGACAGCCTGGCGCTTGCCATTCTCGTCATAGTTTTGTGCAGTCGGCCCTGTAGGCATCCTACGTCTGGCGCAGTTGGCCGCCACGATGTCCACATCATGCGCCAGCAAACGCTGGATCATGTCCTGCGGGAACGTCATGTCAGAGTCGATAAACAGGATATGGCTGCACCCTTCGCGCATCGCATCCAAGCAAAGATCAGCACGCTGATTCTGAATCAGTGTGCCTTGCAGGATCTTCAAGCTCACAGCGTCAGTGGTGTTGAGTGTGTGATACGCGACAAGGTTAACCATGCAATAGGTGTAATTGGTATGGACCATGTCCCGCGCTGGGGTGCAGACTGCGATGTAGTTCATACTTTTCCTGGCCGTACTCGGAAGAATCTGTTATCAGGGTCGTTTAAAAATTTTTTCATGTAAGCCTCGTCATCAATCTTGCCCTCGGCCTTCATCTGGTAGTACAGAGACTCAGGGATGCTGGCAACGTGATGCCAGTCACCTTTCCAGGTGGCCTTCTCATCAATGGCAGCCAAGTCGCGCTTGTTGGCCTCAATGACGGCAGTGATGTCCTGCGAAGTCTGAATCGTTGCCTCATCAGTCTCATCGTTGTAGTGCCAGGTGCGAGTTAGCCCTTGTTCGGGGTTTGCATCAAAAAATCGTTTTTCCATATAAGTAGGGGGAAGATTTCTCCTCCCCCTTCCTCTTAAGTGATTAAGAAGTGATCAAGTCTGCTGCCAGACCGTGTGCGTTCTCAGCCAAGACTTTGTGGCCCCACTCAATCAACAGCATGCGCTTCTCAGCGTCACCTGTCTTGGCGAGTTCCACTTGTTGGTAAGGACGCAGGACAGTCATCTTTGCGTACTCAGGGTCGATCACCCATGCATCGCGCTCGCGCTGGAAGCGGTTGGCGATGACGGCCACGTTGCCGAAGTCGGAAACGTAGATGTCAACTGCACCGATCAACACGGCAGGCTTTTCGCCGCCATTGATGTTGAAACGTGAAGAGGCAATGCCAGAGAAGCCAGACACGCGCTGTTTGTTAACAGGGCCGCACATCAGGATCTTTGGTGTACCGCCAGCAGACCACACCTTTTGAATCACATTCTTCAGAATGGTTTCAGTGAAGGTGCGCACGTTGCCGTCAGTGCGTGCACTGTTTGGCAATGTGGTGTAGCTTGGGTCAACGCCGTTGGTTTGCTTGTCAGTGTTGGTCTTGACAAAAGCGCCCAAAGAAGCAGTCACGCGAGCTGTGGTGGTGTTGCCTGCAACAGCAATGCCGCCATTCAACATGACGAATTCTTGGTCACGCTTCAATTCAGAGCCGCGCTTGGCGATCTGATAAGCCAACTCAGAACGACGACCAGCTTTGTTGACCACTTCTTCAGTGTTCGACAAGACGATGGTCTTGCGGCTGATCTGTGCATAGTTGGTCAAACGAACAGTGGCAGTCACTGAGTCGAAAGACGCAACGTCATCACCTTCCAACTGGGCGTTTGCAGCGGCGTCAGCCAGTGCATCGGTTTGCCATTCGAACAAGGTGTTAGAGACAGTTTCACGGCCAATGTTGGACATGTAAGGAGTCTCTTCGGGAGAGATGTTGGTGATCACATTGCTGAGATCTTCGCGGATACCCTTTGCAGAGTAGGTGGTGAATGTATTGCTAACGATAGACATGATGGTCCTTTATTTCAAGAGTTTGTAGATTGCATCAGCCGCATCATCGACACGGCCAGTTTTTGCTAGACGCTGTTGTGCTCGCATTGCTTCTGTATTGCTTGAAACTCTCCCTGCTGCACCAGGCTTGGCAGGTCTTGGGCCGTTATTGGTCACAGGCTTGATCTGTCCACGCTTGGACATCATCTGGTCGTAGAGTGCCGCTTTACGCAACATCACGACCGCCCTGTGATCAATCACATTCTTCAGGTCATCAGGGGTGAATCCGACCTTTTGGCCGAATTGAACAAGCATCGCCTTCTCAGCTTGAGCCTTCTTGGCGTCCTTCCATTCTGGAATTGCCGCCACCAAAGCCTCTTGCTCTTGAGCCAACAGCATCTGGCGCTGTTTTGCTTGCTCTTGCTGGGATAACTGAGCCAGCCGCTGCTGTTCGGATTGAATAGCCGCCGCCTTCTCTTGATTCTCCCGCATCACTTCGCGCTGCCTCACCCACTCGATGGGGTCTTCTTGATAGAGACGATCCCAATCGACTTGAGGCTGCGCCGCCTGCTGAACCTGTGCCTGTAGAGCACCTAACAATTGAGCATACTGCTCACGCTCGGCACGCACCTCTTGCAACTCTGCCTCGGTCTGTTTCCGGACCTCCGCAATTTGCTGAGTCTTGCGTGTGTAATCCTGTGTCCTGGAATACCCCTTCTGAAGTTCGTCCAGCGTCACCTCGACTTCTTTACCGTCAACCTTGACGGTGAAGACTTGTGGCTGTTCTTCCTCCTCGGAATCTCCCTCTTCATCGGATTGTTCGGAATCAGTTTCATCACTGGATGCGTCTGCATCGTCCAGCAACTCCTCATCTCCCGCCGCGCCCTCTTCGGGCAACTGCGCCTCGCTGCTCTCCTCTTGTCCCTCATCGGGGAGCATCCCAGCAAGTGCATCGGCTGCTTCAGCCATATTCATTGGACCTTGTACAACACTCGCCGCTGGCGTTGGTGCTACTGTTTGCATTGGTCGTTTTCCTTATTTAAACAAGATTCTTTTGCGCACGCTCAATGGCGCGTTGCGCCACCTTGCCGTTGTCAATCAATTTGGTCAGTTCGTTTTTGAAGTTCTCAATGGCACGCAATTGCGCCCAGCAGATCTCGCGCTTGGCTGCCTCATCGGGTTTGCTGTTCTCAAACTCCCAATGCAAGTCACCGCGCATCTTCTCCAAGGCCGTGGCGAACACTTCATCTTGCAAGAATTGTTCAGACCGGCGGCCTTTCCTGACATGTTCTTCGTTCATTGAGCCATTCCATTAAGGTTGATGGGTGGAGGCACATTCGCCGCTGTCTGCACCGCCTGCTGGACGATTGCCGACTCTTGCTTCATGGCCTCACGGTCTAAATTCTGCATTGCCGTGATCTCGGCAGTGCTGATCGCTGTCCCATACTTTAACTCAAGTTCGTATTTCTTGAGCATTAAGTCCTGAGCCAGTTGATCTCTTCGATAATCGTCATCCCGAATCATCTTCTCGCGCTGCAATTCCAGCTCGGCGGCCTTCTTCTGGATGTCGGCTTGGATTGACTGAGCCTGTACCTGCGCCAGCACCTGCTCTGGCGTCTGCTGTGGCTCTTGCTGCGGCATCTGGAAGTCGGCTGGCAGGCTGTTGAAGTAGCTGGATGCGTCCTTGTAGCCCGACAACTCGATGGCCTTTTGCAGGGTGCGGATGTACATGGGCAGGGACGCGATCTGATTCATCGGGCCAAACTGGGCCATGATCTGCTCTTGCTTTTGCATGATCATGTTCAAGCCGTTCAGCTTCTCATTCACGTCACCATTGCCCAAGCCAATATTGACAGACACGTCCATGTTGGCGTCCCACACGCGAGGGTCAATCTGCACCCACTCGTTGCGCAAACGCACCATGCGAGGCTTGTCTTGGTGGGTGGTGATCAGGTACAAAATGCCCTTAAAGAGCTTCTTCATGCCCTCGGCCAAGATGCGAGCCTGCAACTCCAAACGGCTTTGGCTGGCGCTGACGGTGGCCGCAACCGCCGCCTTGGTGGTTGACTGCAACGCATCAGGGTCCAATCCCATCGCGGCCTTGGACATACCGGTGCGGTCTTCGCGCATCTGGTCCATATAGTCCAGCATGGGGAAGGCGGCCTGGCCGACAAATGGTGAGCTGAAAGGCTGGACCATGCCAGGTGCACGCATCCGAATGATGGCGCCAGTCTCGTTGTTCAGCACATCGTCAATATTGACCTGCCCCTCGACCACCGCAGTGCGCGGGTGGATAGACTGCGCCAAAGAGTCCAGCGTGTTGCGCATGATCTCTGACTTGATCTCTTGGATGTCATGTGTCAGGTCAAACATCGACATGGCTTCAAGCGGTGACGTGTGTGGCTCTGGATCACATGGGAAGTCCACAAATGGGATGTAAGACGCTGGCAGGTTG